GGGGGAAGAGGCATTAACGCAAAAAGGGGTTTACTATTTGTAGGTTTATCTACTTAGTTCAAACCAAAACAAAATAAAAAAAGGATGGGAACAATTTATAAATGTAAGGAATGCAAAAAGGAACGCACATTGGAGAAAGCAACAATTTGTGTTATTGATGGGAGTGTTGAGGTTAAGGAGGCAAAGTGTGAATGTGGAAATTATATGGACAGCGAACCAACTAAAGGAATGCCATCATTAATAAGAACAGAACCAACATTGACTAAAAAATAAATGGGAAAAGGCCGCAAGAAACTACCAACCGCATTAAAGAAAATGCAGGGAACAACTGAAAAGAGCAGGGAAGTTGAGAATGAAATGCAAGTTGAATTGTGTTCATCATTGCCTGATGCACCTGAGTTATTGAGTGAAATTGGAAAAGGCGAATGGCTAAAAGTAACGCAACAATTGTTCAATTTAAAGATGTTGCATTCAGTTGATTTAAGATTGGTTGAGGCATATTGCAATGAGATTGCATTATATATTGAAAGCGAACAATGGTTAAGGCAAAACGGCAGGGTTGAGGAATTTAAAAACATTGATGGAATGGTTACAAGATCACAAGCGAACCCGCATCAGAAAATAGCAAAGGATGCATTAGCATCAGCATTAAAATTGGCAACACAGTTTGGATTAACACCTGTTGCGAGGGCATCAATTTCAGCACCAACAGTAAATAATAACACGCAAATAAATAATTATTTTGAGTAAATATTATTTTGACAAAGATTCAGCATTAAGGGCAATAAGTTTTATTGAGAAATTTTGCACACACACAAAAGGCGAGTTAGCAGGAAAGCCATTTTTATTGGAGGATTGGCAAAAGGAAATCGTTGGGAATATATTTGGTTGGAAAGATGAGGAAACAAATCTAAGAAAATACAGAACAGTTTTTGTTGAAGTTCCAAGAAAGAACGGGAAAACAACATTATGTGCGGCAATCAGTTTGTATATGTTGTTTGCAGATAGTGAAAGAGGATCAGAAGTTTATGCAGCAGCAGGGGATAGAAACCAGGCAGGAATTGTTTTTGAAATTGCAAAGGGAATGATATTAAATTCCCAAGAATTAACAGGCCGTTCCAAAGTGTTCAGAAATTCAATCACACATGAGGCAAAGGGAAATTTTTTTCAAGCAATAAGTTCAGACAGTAAAACAAAACATGGATTCAATGCCAACTGCATTATTTTTGATGAATTACACACGCAACCAAACAGGGATTTATGGGACACCTTAACAACATCAACAGGGAGTAGGAGGCAACCATTAACAATAGCAATCACAACAGCAGGATATGACAGGCAATCAATTTGCTATGAGGTTTATTCATATGCAAAGAAAGTGGAAAGCGGTGCGATTTCTGATGATACATTTTATCCTGTAATATTTGAGGCGGATGATGAGGATGATATTACATTGGAGGAAACATGGAAAAAAGCAAATCCAAATTATGGCGTATCATTAAGAAAAGATTACATGCTCCAGGAATCAAAAAAGGCCGTTAATGTTCCATCATATCAAAACACATTTAAGAGATTAATGTTAAACATTTGGACAGATAGCCAAACACAATGGATTGGCCATGATGAGTGGGCGGAATGCAACCATGATTTTGATTATTCAAGTTTGGAGGGAATGGAATGTTGGGGAGGTTTAGATTTAGCATCAACACGAGATATTAGTGCATTCGTTTTAGTTTTTAATATTGAGGATAAAATTATTGTTTTGCCTCATATGTTTATTCCAAAAGATAATGCAAAGAAAAGGAGTGATAGGGATGGAGTGAATTACATGGAATGGATGAGGGATGGCCATGTAATAGGAACAGATGGAGATGTAGCAGATTACAATTTCATTAAAGCAAAAATAAATGAGTTAAGTAAAAAATATCGCATTCAAGCAATTGCATACGATCGTTGGGGGGCCAGTCAGCTTGTAATAGATTTACAAAATGATGGGGCAAACATGGATCCATTTGGACAGGGTTTTGTTTCAATGTCAGCACCAACTAAGGAATTGGAAAGACTTATTTTGGGCAAACAAATTATTCATAATAACAATCCCGCAATGAATTGGATGTTATCAAATGTTGCATTACAAGAGGATAGTGCAGGGAATATTAAGGTTGCAAAAAATAAGAGTAAGGAGAAAGTTGATGGAATCGTTGCATTAGTGATGGGAATTGGTGAAATGATGAGCGGGGAAGATTTAACAAGTGTATATGATGGGAGGGGAATATTAACATTTTAAAATAAAATATGGACAATAAAATATTAGCATTATTAACACCAGAGGGATTTGATGACAGATTTTGGGATGTTGCAGCACAAACAAAAACATATAAAAAAGCATATGAAATTGTTGAGGAGGAATGTGAGGAACATTTCAACAGGAGGCGATATTCTGATTATAATAGTTTCAGAAATTGCAGAGATAAGAGGTTAAAAAGGGTGCAAAAAACAATTTAACATAATAAATTAGTTTGGTTAGTCCTTATCTAGCAATCAATTTTATATGTTTTTTAGTGTATATATACCATAAAACCATCAAAATGCCTTAAAACGCATAAAAAGGGCTTTAAATTAAATTTAAGAAATGCAACCAAGTTGCACAAAAGTTAGTGTTTTTTAGCGTATAATTGCACAAATTCTTATAAGATTTGGGCGTAATTGATACAATTAAAAATGTGTTTAATCCATCAAAAGATGAAGTTAGACACGAACAAAGAGCAATAAATGTAGTTCCAGCATTTGGGAGTGCAGTTGCAGTTGGAGGTGATAATGCATTAACATTTACAGCAGTTTGGGCCGCAATCCGTTTATTAAGTGAGAGTGTTTCAAGTTTGCCGTTAGGGGTTTTTCAAAAAGTAGATGGGGAGAAAATAATTGCAGACAAAAACCCTGTTTATTCTTTATTAAAGATTAAGCCCAATAATTATCAATCAAAAATTACATTTTTAGAAAAAGTGATGATGGATATCCTTACAAAAGGAAATTCATATGTTCGTATTGAAAGAAATAGGGGAGCAATCCCAACAGCGTTATTGCCTTTAAATGTAGATGAGGTAAAAATTAAATTTATTGATGGGGTTTTGTTTTACGAAACAGAAACAAGCATTTATGATTCAGCAGATATTTTGCATTTCAAAACATTAACGAAAGATGGGATTATTGGATTAAGCCCAATTGATCAATGTAAGAATTCAATCGGTTGGGGAATGGCAGTTGAGGAATTTGGAAACACATTCTTTAAAAATGGTGCAAAATTAAGTGGAGTATTGCAAACTGATAGAGCATTAAGCGAAACAGCAATTGGAAGATTAAAAAATTCTTTTAATAATGTTTATGCTCAATTGACAGGTTCAAATTCAACTGTTGTTTTAGAAGAGGGATTGACATTTAAACCAATTTCAATTTCAGCAGAACAAGCACAATTTTTAGCAAGTAGAACATTTAGTATTGAGGAAGTTGCGAGAATATTTAATATTCCTCCACATATGCTAAAAGATTTAAGCAAATCAAGTTTTAACAATATTGAAATGCAATCACAGGAGTTTGTTACATATACATTGATGCCGTATTTAACAAGAATTGAGCAGGAAATGAATTTGAAACTATTTAGAACAAATGAAATTGACAAAACAATAGTTGAGTTCAATGTGAATGGTTTGTTAAGAGGAAACACAAAAGACAGGAGTGAATTTTATAGAACAATGTTAAACATTGGAGCAATGAGCATTAATGAAATCCGAAACAAAGAAAATATGAATAAAATTGATGGTGGGGATAAACATTTCATGCAATTGAATATGACAACCATTGAAAAGATTGGAGAGGATGGACAAGATTAAAAACATTTGGGACAAAAAATATAATAAGATTATGGAAAAACGATTATTTGAAATAGAAACAAGAATGGAAGAGGGCGAAACAGTAAAAGTTGTTGGCCATGCATCTGTTTATAATACAATGAGTGAAGATTTAGGAGGTTTTAGAGAAATTATTGCACCTGGAGCATTTGATGATGTTTTGGAAAATGATGTGAGAGCATTAATAAACCATGATGGAAACCTTATTTTGGCTAGAACAACAAGCGGAACACTAGCATTATCAACTGATGAAAAGGGTTTAAGATATGAATTTGAAATGCCTGAAACATCTTATGGTAAAGATTTAACAGTTTCAATGAAAAGAGGCGACATAACACAAAGTTCTTTTGCATTTACTGTTGCTGATGATAGTTGGGAAACAAGAGATGGGATGGATGTGAGAACAATTACAAAAGTAAAAAGATTATTTGATGTTTCTCCTGTTACTTATCCCGCTTATCCTGATGCTGATAATTTAGTTATTGCACAAAGAGGATTAAGTGTTTACAAAGAAAAACAAGAAAGAGAAAAAGAGGAATTGGATTTAGTTAAGCGTTCAATCCTTAATTTAAAGATTGAGTTACAAAAGAGAAAATAAAATTAATAATAAAAAAGAAAGCAGAATGAAAAATTCAAAAGAATTAAAAGAAATGCGTTCAGATATTATCGGAAAATTAGAGGAAATAAAACTAATTGCAGAAAATGAAGAGCGTGATTTAACAACTGAGGAAAATACATCAGTTGATGAGTTATTAACAGATGCAGACAATATGGATGCAAAAATTGAAAGAGCAGAAAAAATGGAAAAAGAAATAAGATTGGCAGCATCAACAGTTGGAACAACAGTTGCAAAGCCAGAAGTTAAAGAAGTTAGAGAGTGGAGTTTATTCAAAGCAGTAAACGAAATGAGAAATGGCGGGACACTAACAGGAGTTGAGGCAGAAATGCACCAAGAGGCAGAAAGAGAAAACAGAGGAGCATTAAATGGAATTGGAATGCCATCATTTATGACTGAGAAAAGAACAATTGATCAAGGAGCATCAGCAATTGCACCATCAGTTACAGGAGCATATGCACAGGCATTAATTCAAAGTGGGGTTTATTCTCAAGTTGGATTGAATGATTTAGGAAA